GAGGGTGAACTGGACTGCCTGTCTGTGTCTGAGATGGTAGGCAATAACTATGATGTTGTTTCGTTGCGCTCTGGTGCATCTGCGGCTGCTAAGGAAATCAAAGAGCAGCTAGAGTGGCTAGAGGGCTACGACAACATCGTGGTGTGCTTCGATAACGACAAGGCCGGTAAGCAGGCTGTAGAGGATGTCAAGGACTTATTCAGCCCTAACAAGCTGAAGATTGTCAAGCTGCCTATGAAGGACGCTAGTGACATGCTACAGGCTAACAAGATCAAGGACTTCACCAGTGCATGGTGGGACGCCAAGGTCTATCAGCCTGATGGCATTATCAGCGGTAGCGATACATGGGAAGCACTCACCAGCAAGATCAAGGTGCAGAGTATTCCGTATCCGTGGCAGGGACTCAATAGCCACACCAAAGGATTCAGACCCTACGAGCTAGTGACGATAACGTCAGGCTCAGGTATGGGCAAGAGTCAGATGGTGCGGGAGCTAGAGTATTACCTGCTCAATGCCACTGAGGATAACATAGGCATCCTAGCGTTGGAGGAGGACATAGCCCGAACTGCTCTTGGCATCATGTCAATAGCGGCAGACTGTCCCTTGCATCTAGAGGAGGATCTAGACCCTGAAGCTGCCTTCCCTTTCTGGGAGCAGACTATGGGCACTGGGCGGTACTACCTGTTTGACCACTGGGGTAGCACAAGCGAAGACAATCTGTTGGCTCGCGTTCGCTACATGGCAAAAGCGTTAGACTGCAAGTGGATCATTCTAGACCACTTATCCATTGTCGTATCAGCGCAGGAGAATGGTGACGAGCGTAAAGCTATCGACGCTATCATGACGAAGCTACGATCATTGGTGCAGGAGCTAGGCATTGGACTCTTCCTCGTGTCTCACCTGAAGCGCACACAGGGCAAAGCACACGAGGACGGAGGGCAGATCAGCCTGAGTGAGCTACGAGGCTCTCAGTCCATTGCACAGTTGTCTGACATGGTTATTGGGTTGGAGAGAGATCAGCAGAACGATAATGAGGAGAAGCGCAACACAACCACAGTGCGTGTCCTGAAGAATCGTTACGCTGGACTCACAGGTGCCTGCTGCTGGCTGAAGTACGAGAAGGTCACAGGCAGGATGATGGAAACAGCAAAGCCACAGGAGGAAGCAAATGGCCTCTAGTCCCATCTTTTTAGATGCAGAGACTAATGGTCTGAAGCCCACTAAAGTGTGGGTGGTAGTCACCATGCAGGACGGTGAACTACAGGAGCATTACGATGCAGAGTCCCTAGAGTACGCTCTAAGAGGGCATGATGACGTAGTAGGTCACAATCTACTGGGTTACGATATACCTGTCCTGAAGCGTCTGTGGGACATTGACATAAGCAAAGAGCGTGTGAAGGACACATTGGTCATGTCACGCCTAGCGAATCCACAGTTAGACGGTGGTCACTCTCTAAGAGCTTGGGGTGAGAGACTGAACTTCTCCAAGGGAGACCACAGTGATTGGTCGCAGTTGTCTCCAGAGATGGTACAGTATTGCCGACGTGACGTAGAGGTGACAGCAGCACTGTACAAGAAGCTGGAGTGGGATCTAAGACACTTTAGTGACCAGTCGGTGGAGCTAGAGCATGACGTACAGGACATCACACAGCAACAGGTACGCAACGGATGGCTACTTGACACACGTAGAGCTATTGAGTTAGTCGCTACGCTACGAGAGAAGCTATACGATCTGGAGGATGCTGTACAGGAGGCTTTCAGACCGCTACCAACATTTGTAAAGGAGATACAGCCAAAAGTAAAAAAGGATGGAGCCATCTCTGTCGTAGGTTTAAAGTTCTTGGGAGACTCTTGGGAGATCGTGGGTGGCCCTTTTTCTAGAGTAGACTACCCTGAGTTTAACTTGGGGTCTAGACAGCAGATTGGCAGATATTTACAACACTATGGATGGAAGCCCTGTAAGTTCACAGAAACTGGACAGGCAATTGTAGACGAGAAGGTGCTATCAGGTATCACCGGCATCCCACAGGCTTCTCTGATCTCAGAGTACCTGATGGTGCAGAAACGCATAGCACAAGTGCAGTCATGGATAGACGCAGTAGATGAGGACACAGGACGTGTGCATGGTCAGGTCAACACTAACGGTGCAGTAACCGGCAGGATGACACACGCCAAGCCTAATCTAGCGCAAGTACCGGCATCACGAGCGCCCTATGGAGAGGAGTGCCGTCGCTGCTGGACTGTCCCTGAAGGACATAAACTTGTGGGTTTTGATGCTAGTGGACTAGAGCTACGGATGCTAGCTCACTATATGAACGATGAGGACTATACAAATGAAATCATTAACGGAGACATCCACACAGCTAACCAAAACCTTGCAGGACTTGAATCAAGAGATCAGGCTAAAACTTTCATCTACGCACTCCTGTACGGCGCTGGAGATGCTAAACTTGGTACAGTGGCAGGAGGAGGCGCAGGTGCTGGTAGACTTCTTAGAGAGCGATTTATGTCTAATCTCCCATCATTTGCAACTCTTAAAGGACGAATTGCTCAAGAAGCAGCACAGGGTTGGATCAATGGATTAGACGGGAGGAGACTCTGGATTCGCTCTGAACACGCAGCATTGAATACTCTATTGCAGAGTGCCGGTGCATTAGTTATGAAACAAGCCTTGATTACTCTGGATAAGTATGCTATACTATGGGGTATGGACTATAAGATCGTAGGTAACATCCACGATGAAGTCCAAACCGAAGTCCCAGCATCACAAGCAGAGAAGTTCGGGCGGCTTGCAGTCTCTTGCCTAGAGGCAGCAGGTATACACTTTAACCTAAACTGCAAACTTGCAGGGGAGTATCAAATTGGAACTAGCTGGGCAGACACACACTAACATCAATCCAAATACTGGTAAAGTCTTTTACTACAAAGACAATCCTAAAACTAAAAAAGCTGAGAACGCCTTACAGATGTACGTAGACGGTAAGTACGTCCCTAAGTCACACCCGCTACACAAGCCCGGACGCTACAAAGGATTCACTGACGCAGCCTTCAGTTCTCTACAGAACTACGAGCTTGCCAAGCAGGGTCAGGTGTACGTACTGGTCAACCCAGCATTCCCCGGTTGGTGTAAAATAGGGATGGCTGTGGACGCAGAGGATAGGCTCAAGCAGTATCAGACTAGCTCTCCCTACAGAGACTATGAGCTAATCAAGGCATATGATACTGATGATCGACGCACCGCTGAGAAGGCCGCACACGAGCTTCTAGCGCAGTCACATGAACGTAAGGGCGAGTGGTTCTACATTCAACACCCTGTCGCTACAGAAATACTGGACGGACATTTCAATGAAAACAGTTAACACAATTGTTGATGACATCTACGAACTGATGACCACAAAGTCTGCTGATGAGTCAGTGGACGTTGAGGCAGAGATTGACAAGTTCGGAGAAGCCGTCAAACAGCTAATGCGTACTGAGTTTATGCCTGATGCACCACGTGATGGACGTAAGCTACGCCTGTCCAACATAGGCAGAGACGATAGATACCTATGGCATCACTACAACGACACAAGCGCAGGAGAGGAGATCCAAGGGCACACGTATGTGAAGTTCATGTACGGGCATCTGATTGAGGAAATGCTCTTGTTCTTGTGTCGCCTATCAGGTCACACGATCACTGATGAGCAGAAGGTATGTCAGGTAGAGGGGATCACTGGACACATGGACTGTCGCATAGATGGTATTGTGACTGATATCAAGTCTGCAAGCACCTACGGCTTCAGGAAGTTCAAGAGAGGCGCTATAGCCTACGAAGATCCTTTTGGTTACGTTGACCAGTTGAAGGCATACGCCTACTCAGAAGGTGAGACTAAGTTCGGATGGTTGGTCATGGACAAGTCCAATGGTCATCTAACGTACCTGAAGTACGACCTAGAGGACACAGAAGCGCCTGTGTACAACACCATCAAAGGTGACATTGCCGAAAGGATACGTCACGTAAAAAAGCTCGTAGAGGCAGAGGAGATACCACCAGTATGCGCAGAACCATTGGCGGATGGCAAAAGTGGAAATATGCGATTACCCGCAAACTGTTCCTACTGTCAGTACAAGCATTCATGTTATCCAGAACTGCGTACTTTTCTGTACTCAAGCGGGCCAAGGTTCTTAACGGAGGTGGTACATGAGCCTAAAGTCCAAGAGATCACGTAAGCAGAGCATCTATAGGTCTGGACTAGAGAAACGCTTTGCACAGACAGCGCCTAAACGTAGGTACTTGTATGAGCCATATGATGTACCCTATGTGATGCACAGAAAGTACAAGCCAGACTTTGTAGATAAGAAGACAGGAGACTACATAGAAACCAAGGGTTTCTTTAGAGCAGGAGACACCCAGAAGTACACAGCGATACGTGACAGTATCCAGCCCATCAAGTTAATCTTTGTCCTGTCAGACCCAAACAAGAAGGTCAGGAAGGGTTCTAAGATTACGATGGGGCAGTGGTGTCACAAGGAAGGCTTTGAGTTTTACACAGTTGATGAGTATGTAGATCATGTCACTAACAATGGATGAGATTAAGGAGAGAGTGTTGAAGCGGTACGATGCTGATGATATACTAGAGGCATTAGACATATCCGCTGAAGAACTGCTGGACAGGTTTGAGGATAAGTTTATCAACAGGCTGCACCAGTTTGAAGAAGAAACAAATGGAGATGAATGGGATGAGTATTGATAACGCCACACCAGAGGAGTGGGATAGGCTACGCAACAGTAAAGCTAGCATAGCTGAGGCTTGGAACCGTATCTATGACGATGACAACGCACCCAATGAACATCCAGTGTTCTCTGAGGAAGCTATGGTTAAGAGCTACGACGCAGTAAATCGACCAGAGCATTACAACACTGGAGGTATGGAGTGCATTGATGCTATCCAAGGTATGCTCACACACGATGAGTACATTGGTTATCTACGTGGTAACGCCATGAAGTACCAGTGGCGCTGTAGATACAAAGGCAAACCTATAGAAGACCTACGTAAAGCTAGGTGGTACGAAGAGAGATTTATGAACTATTTGCTGGAGCATCCGGGTGACAAATAAGATAGGACTACAGGATTACCTTGGTATCCAGATTGACTACGACAGAGATGAAGACCTTAATGTGTTCTCACTAGAGACACTGAAGGACAGATACTTGTGGGGAGATGAGACACATGCCCAAGAAGCCTTTGCCAGAGCGTCCGTCTATGGTGCAACGTATCAAGGCGCTACTGACTACGATCTTGCACAGCGACTTTACAACTACGCAAGCAAGAGTTGGTTCGGTTTTAGCACTCCTCTACTTAGTAACGGGGGAACCACTCGTGGCCTCCCTATTAGCTGCTTTCTCAATTATGTTCCTGACTCAAGGCGTGGTCTATCTGATCACTATGATGAGAACATATGGCTGGCAAGTGGAGGTGGAGGCTTGGGCGGATATTGGGGTGATGTTAGAAGTAATGGCGTTTCTACTGCTAACGGCAGTCAGTCTACTGGTAGCATCCCTTTCATGCACGTAGTTGACAGTCAGATGCTAGCCTTTAACCAAGGTGTAACCCGTAGAGGGTCTTATGCAGCGTACATGGACATCAGCCACCCAGAGGTGGAGGAGTTCATTGCTATGCGTAAAACTACTGGTGGTGATCTAAATCGTAAGTGTCTTAACTTACACAACGGTATCACAGTAACAGATGAGTTTCTACAGTCTGTGAAGAATGATGACCAGTGGCGCTTGATTGACCCTAAGTCTAAGCAGGCAGTCAAGACTGTATCCGCTAGAGACTTGTGGTGGCAGCTAGTGCACACCAGAGCAGAGACAGGTGAACCTTACATTGTTAACCTAGACCGCTGTAATGAGGCTCTACCGGAGGAACAGAAGGAGCTAGGGCTACAGGTACGCCAGAGTAACCTATGCTCTGAGATTACCCTACCGACCAGTGAGTCACGCACAGCAGTGTGTTGCTTGTCTAGTGTCAACCTAGAGTACTTTGATGAATGGAAGGACGATGAACTGTTTATTGATGATCTCATTACAATGCTTGACAATACCATTGAACACTTCATTGATAACGCCACAGGTGGTAGCCATAGCTATCCCAAGACTGGCATG